GCAGGGGTTCGGGTAGGGACTGCAGCGTGGCGCGGTACTCCGGGGTGTTCCGGTACGGGTTGTCCTCGAGGCTCGCTGGGATGAAGGTGCGCGACTTGGCGGTGTAGCTCTCTCCGTCGATCTTGTATTCCCCGGGACCCTCGACCCAGACGGTGCGCCCGGCGCCGGCTGCGCCCACGTACACGGCCCACAGGAGCTTCCCGGGCTCGGTGGGGAAGAGCGGGTGGTGGTCATCGAGCCACGGGGCGAACCACTCCACCAGCCACAGCCCTTCGGCGGTGCGCGGCGGGTTGGAGCCGATCACCAGGCGGGTGCGCTTGCCCGGTTCGGCGCGAAGCCACGCCATGATCGAGGCGACCTGGATCTCCAGGAACTCCCCGCCCTCGTCAAAGCCGATGAAGTCGCGCTCGCGGCCGGCGTGCCCGATCCAGCTGTCGGCTTGCGGCATGCCGCCGAGTTTCAGCGTCTTGCCGTTCTTCCAGGTCCACTCGTGGTCGGTGCCGTTGAAGCTCGCGCGGTTGCTGATGATCGATTTGCCGTCGCGCTCCAGGCCGTCGGTCTGGGTGAGCTCGCGCCGGAAGATGATCCCGGTTTCGGATTCGTTGATCCCGATGCCGAGTGTGAGGTGGCTCTTGCCGCCGCCGGCCTGGCCGCCGTAGAGGAGAATGTCGGCCTCAGTGAGATACGCGTCGGTTTGGGGTCCGGGGTTGGGGACCCAGCGCATGCTTCCCGTGGCCTCGCGGACGGCCTTCGCGATCTTCGAGCGCTGGGGTGGGGTCATCACGCCCACCCGTTCGATCAGCTCGTCGAGCGCGCTTACGGGCATCAGCGCCGGCGCTTGCGGGTCCGGGCCTTGGGCAGCGCCGCGGGGAGCTCGATGCGCTCCATCTGCGGGTGCTCGGCTCCCGCGTTCGGTCGTGCTGTTTCGCCAGCTGGCGGGGAGGGTGGTGGTGCGGGCTGAAATCCTTCTGGTAGCACCGGTGGATCCAGCTCGAGCGGTAGCGGGACGCTCGACTCCTCGAAGCGGTGCAGCGCCGCCTCGATCGCCACGGCGCGGCCGGCGACCATGGCGGAGTGTGCGATCGCCTCGCTTGCCTCCAGGCCCGGGTCAACGTCGGCGGTCCAGGTGGAGAGGATGTAGTCGAGGTTGTCCAGGGCTCCGCGGCAAAATTCGACCTGGGCCTGGTTCATCGCGACGTTCTGCTGGTGGGCGTTCATGCGGACGGCGAGTTCGTTCCTGCGCACCAGGAGCTTCGCGTGCCTGGGATGGTTCTCGATCTTGCCGTACGGGGTCGGGGGCTGCAGGAGGTCGGACTCAAGGGGCACCACGATCTTGATCCCGAGCGAGGCCGCGATGCCGATGAAGTTCTGGCAGCCTGGGCGCTGGAAGGCGTACTCGGAGTGGGCGGCCATGTCCACGCCCCACAGCCCGATCGCGCGAGGGCGCAGCTTGATCGCGAGCGCCAGCATGTAGGCCAGGCTGGAGGTCCAGAAGTAGGGTCCGAACTCCGCCTCCATCTCCGCGAACGGGTAGACCACGCAGTTCCGGACGGTGGGCACCTGCTCGGCCATGTAGACCGTGCCCTCGTGCTGCTCGAGGAAGCGCACGTACTCGGGGCTGAACCAGGGCTTGTTGGCGGGGTTGTTCGGTTGTCCGGGGGCGGCCGGCTCCCAGCGGTGGATCTCGAAGAAGACATCAGAGCGCCCTGGCGGGATCTCCCCGTAGGCGCCTGGCGAGCAGCCCCAGATCGCCCAGGTGGGGTCGGTGTAGGGTGCCAGGCGTACGGAGCTCGGGGCGGACCCGATGATCGCGATCTTGTCGAACCCATCGGGCCCGAGCTTCGGCGCGGGTTGCTGCATGGTGGAACCTCTCTTTCTAATCTTGCGCGGTTCGCGCGCTGGGTGGTGGGGGATTACGTCGTGGCGGCGCGGCTGATGGCCGTGGTCCCGTTCGTGCGCAGGCCCCACATCGCGGTCGTCAGCCCGATCAGGTCGACCACGCACCCGGTGAGGGTGGAGAGGATGACCGTGGCGATCGTGCTGTCGGCGCTGGTGCGGAAGGTCTCGGCGTTCTTCGTTCGCAGGTAGACCGGGGTGTTGGCCGAGGAGAACACGACGGTCTTTTGCACCCCTGGGATCGGCGGCTCGAGCACGTACACGCTCGAGGAGGCGGCCGAGGTGCCGTTCAGGAACGACACGCCCCAGGCGGGGACATCGGTGCCGGTGGTCTCGGCGGTGGTCACGCCGCGGCGGAGGTCTTCGGGCCCGGCGAGCAGGTCCGCGCCCTTGGAGAGGGCGGTGGCGGCACCGTGCTGGCCGCTCGTGAGCGGGATGAGGCCGAAGCGCCGGCCGTAGATGCCGGTGAGGATCTGGCTGTTGTAGGACATGGGTGGTTCTCCTTTACGGGGATGCTGCGGAGATCACAGGCTCTCGCCTGCGGTGGCGCGGGACCCTTTCTCTCCCGCTGCCGAATCCTTGGTGCCTTTGCCGAGCGCCATCTTCGTGATCTGCAGCTCGATGTTCCTGTCGCCCTTGTTCTGCATCGACTTCGATTCGCTCATCCGGACTACCTTCACCTTCGCCTGCAGGTCCAGCTCCTGTCCGAGCGCGACGGACTGCATCTTCACCTTGAGCGCATCGAGCTCGAAGTTCTCCAGGCGCACGGTGAGGCCGTAGCCGTACTCCGGTTCGCTCGAGGAGCCTGGCATCGCGACCTCGGGCGTGCCGTCCTTGCGGCGAGGGCGCTTCATGCTGACGAGAGTGCGCTCGGGCATCGGTTACTTGCGCCATTGTTCCATGATCACGTAGCCGCTCGTGAATGCGGCGACCGACCAGCCGGTTGAGTCCGCCGGAACCTGGAAGAGCCTGGGGCCGGTGGCGATCGGGAGGTTCACCCCGGAGCTCGCGATGCTCGTGCCACTCGCCGGCACCGCGGCGCTGGTGGACTTCAGGTTGGCTGAGAAGAAGAACGCGGAGCCTGCGGTCGTCATCCCGGTCAAGCGGGCGATTCCGATGCCGGCCACGCCGGCGTTGGCGAGGGCGGTGGAGCCGCTCGATAGCCAGTCGCTTGCCTGAGCGCTGGAGCCTCCGGTGAGGAGTACGGTGACGACGGTGTCCGCTGGCAGCGGGACGTCGCCGTCGGTCGGGTGCATCGTTCCGAACGCCCTCATGGCCCCTCCTTCAGTAGCGCATCGCGGTGTGGCTGGCGGGCTTGAAGCGCGCGCGGTTCAGGCGGGGTTTCTTCGGGCCCTTCATGCGCGGGGAGTGTAGGCGCTTCAGGAGCGCCGCACAAGTGGCGCACTCTCAATCGAGTGCGGTCTTCGGCTTAGGTTTGGTCTGCCGTCCGGCGAGCACGAGCGTGAAGGCGATCCGGCGCGCGAGGTCCTTCACGTCGGTGGGCTCGCCGTCCTCCCCCACCATCTCACCTGGCAGGTGAAGCTCGGCGGTCTCCCTCATCCCCAGGCGCACCTTTGCCCAGAAGATCGCGGCCGCGGCGCTCGTGGCGGTGAGGCGCAGCAGGTTCCTGCCGGCGGTGAGGTTCGCCTTCACGATCCCGGTGTCCAGCGCCTTGCGGAAGTGCTTGCGGAGCGTGACCGGGGAGATCGGGCGCTTGGTCTTGGGGTTGACGATCATCAGGACCTGGCGGTCCTCGGGGATCCCCAGGCCCGCCATGATCTCCACGGCGTTCGTCTGCTCCGTGGTCGGCTTGAAGCCGTCCCCGGGCGGGCGGCCACCCTTCCTCTTACCGTTTGGCTTTGGCTGCGGTCCGGCGTTTGGTGATGATGTCGAAGCTCGCTTTTTCCTTAGCATGGGTGGCGGTGCCTTTAGTTGCGTCCTGCCAGCGGCGCACGATCACGTCGGCGTACATGGGGTCGAGCTCGATCGCGTAGCATACGCGCCCCAGCTGCTCGGCGGCCATCAGGGTGCTGCCTGATCCTGCGAACATGTCGAGCACGATCTCCCCCTCGGTGCTCGAGTTCGCAATGGCTCGGCGCGCGAGCTCGGCGGGCTTCTGGTTGGGGTGCAGGGCGTTGTCCTTGCCGTGGCCGTTGTCGCGGCTCACCTCCCACAGGTCCTGGGCGCCGCCTCCGGCCTCGAGCAGGAGCGCTTGGCCGGGGGCGAGGTGCACGTGCCGGATCTTGCGGCCTTTGGGCTGGGTGCTGGTTACGTGGATCTCGCCTTCCTTGGTCGTGATCGTCACTCCCGCGCCGATCGTCGTACGAAGGCTTGCGGCGGGGCCATTGGCGCTCACCCGCCACACGGTGGACTGATCCCTCCCTCCGTGCCACGCGGCGCGCACGCCTTGCCTGGCGGCGTAGAAGCAGGGTTCGTGGGCCCAGCGGTAGTCGGCCCAGCCGAGCACGATCTGGGGCTTCGCCCAGATGATGTAGCTGTTCTCCACGAGACCGGTGTCCCGCAGGGCGGCGGCGTAGTCCTCGCGCGTCGCGCTCGCGTGCCACACGTACCAGCCGGCCTCCTGGGTGGTGTGCGGGAGGGCAGCGGCGAAGGCCTTGCGGAG